GAACTCAGTAGATGATAAACTATTTCTTGGTCTATTAAATGAATCCTGAATGTTAGGTAAGTAGATTGGTGTAAATGATACTGGTACTGAACTATGTCTTAGTATGCTCTCAGCTAGTATATGGTAAGCTATTTTCTCTTTGCTATCATAACCGATAAAAACCCTAATCATCTTTGGATTGTAGTTTTTGAAGTTCTAAATTCTTTGCTTGTACTTCCTCGTTTAGTCTATCTATTTCTTTTTTAAGTTCGTAAATAATGACTTCTAAGTCGTGTGTTCCACGAAGTTTTTTATCAATCATATTTGTTGGCTTTTTTCTTCCACACATTTGAACATTAAATCCTTATATATAATACCTTGTTCGTTTAAAGTTTCTATAATTAAATCTCTTTGTTTATAGCCAAAATTATAACAATCTTCTTCTGTCTTAAAAGTTCTATTATCTTCCATCTTCAAAAATATGGGTCTATATTCATAGCCATTAGAAATAAATAGTAGGAATACTATAAAATATTCCACTACTTTTTCTTATTCTGATATGCCCTCAAATATCTTCTGCCTAAAGCTACTGCTTCAGATTTACTTTTACCTCTATAACCCCAAGCTTCTAATGATAGTTTTAATCTAGTCTTGCGACCCTTAGCATCAAACAATCTACCTCTACTGCTTCCCATTCTAACTAAGAACGAACCTTTACGTCTATACTCAGTCAAAGTATCTGGTCTTGACTTAACTGGTGGTCTTAGATTGCCACCTGTTGCTCTATTGTATCTTGCTCTCCCAGAACTGCTAAGACCACCTCGTGGGTTCTTATCACGTTTTAATAGACTAAATTTTCTCATACTTTTTTAAATTCAACTTTACTGGTGCTTGTTTCTTAACTTTAAGATTGTGCTTTTTCATTAGCAAGTTCACAATACATTGATGACAAGCTTTTATATGTTGCTCTAATTTGTTTACCATAAGTCTTTTACAAAATATACATTTACTCATTTTTAACTTCTTTTAGTTCAATTTCTTTAGGTTCTTCAGCTATATCATATATTGGTAAAGGAATATTGTCGTCAGATTCAAGTATTTCATTTCTTTGTCCAAGCATTTGTTTACCAAGCCAAATAAGCATAACTACGTTTCCCTTCTCAACTGCCATCTGCCATTGTTTCCTTCTAAGAGATATATTGCCTTCTGATCTCCCTTTGTCTATTTCTGCTGAAAAATTATTGTGTAAAGTATCTCTATGGCAACCAAAAAAGTCTGCCATTTCTTGCATAGTACAATGTAATCTAGCTAATCTTTTGACTTGTTCTGGGTCAATATCAAGCTTTGGTCTGCCTACCTTTTTCTCCTCAGATTGAATTGTAGGTTTTTCCTGTTTGCTCATGTATAGCTTCTTTTCCTGTAAATTGTTGCCACCTTTGTATAATTACATCACAGTATTTTGGATCTAACTCCATTAATCTAGATTTACGATTTAATTTTTCACAAGCTATAAGTGTACTGCCAGAACCACCAAAACAATCAATAATTATATCTTCGCTCTTACTAGAATTTTGTAATGCTTTACAAATTAATTCAACTGGTTTTTGTGTTGGATGCACGTATTTAGAAGTTGCACCTCTGCTCATATACCAAACATCAGATTGAGATTTATCTCCATACCACTGGTCTCCACAGTAGAATATAAATTCGTGTTGTGGTCTATAATGACTTAATCCTAATCCAATAGATTTTTTATCCCAAACTATACAGTTTTTAATTTTAAAACCAGATTCGCTTAATGCTTTATGAAATTCGCTGTAAGTTCTCCAAGTAAAACATATATATGATGCAGATCCTTGTTTAGCTTTTGTTAATGCAATACTTAAACTTTTTTTAACTAATTCAATTAAAGCATTATCTCTTAAATCATCATTTATAATCATACCATGTGCTTTTACTAAAGCACCTTTTGGTGTACTTCCTTCTGCTCTACCACCACCATAAGACATTCCATAGGGAGGATCGGTAAATATCATATCAGCTTTTTCTAAACATAATTTATCAAAGTTATCTGTTAATGTGCTATCACCACACATAACTCTATGGTTTCCTAATAACCAAATATCATTTAGTTTGGATTTTATTGTTTGAGGTGCTTCAGGTACAGCATCTTCATCGGTTAAACCTTGATTTTCTTTTGTTAATAAATCTTTAATAAAATCATCTTCAAATCCTAATAAACTTAAATCAAATTTATCTGCTTCTAATCCTTCAATCTCTACTGATAACTTTTCTAAATCCCAACCTGCATTAAGTGCTAATTGATTATCTGCTATTATTAATGCTTTGATTTGTGTCTTGGTTAATCCTTCAACTACAATGCAAGGTACTTCTTCGTGTCCTAATCTTTTAACTGCTTGTAATCTACCATGTCCAGCTATGATTGAATTGTCAGGTGCTAGGAGTATTGGGTTTGTAAAGCCGAACTCTTTAATGCTTGAAATAAGTTGTGTAATTTGTTCTTCGCTATGAGTGCGAGAATTGTTTATATAAGGAATTAAGTCCTTAACCTTCTTTTTAATAAGTTCCATATTAACCGACTATGTTCGTTAAATGTTTTATTAAGCTTTTTTTAACGATTTGTAAAGGAACTCTAGTAAATCTTGATTTTGATATAGGATATGACAAAGACCATTAGCTGTTGAATTGCATACCAGTTCTTCAGCTTTTGCTGGTAATTCAATTAAATATTCCGAATGTATCATGTGGCACAGTTCGTGCAGTAGTGTGTTAATTGTTTGAATATTATCTAATGATTTGTCTAAGGTAAGTGTGTTGGAGTCGCAGTCAAATTCGCCAAAAATCTTTTTCTTAGATGCTTGTTCTTTGTCTATTAGGTTTAGATTAATAATCCTGCTTCCAAAGGTTATTTTATCTAAGTTCATTTTCTTTTAAGCTTCTTTGCTATATAGAGGTTTTTAACAAAGCTGTTTTTCTTGCCGAACTTTTGACCTGCTGAACGTCTTGCAGATTTATAAGCTTTTGATTTAGTGTTGAAAGGTTTTGGTCTGCCAAGTTTAGAGGGTCTTTGTCTTTCCCAAATAGGTTTTTTCATTTCTTTTTTCTCGGCATCTTTAATGGCTTTGGTCTATAAAGTCTATAAGTTCCTTTGGTCTTTACTTTGTTTGTGTAAAGCTTGTTTAGTGTTGTTGATGTAGTCTCATTAGCCATTATATTTTGCCTTTGTATTTAATTAGTATCTGCTTAACATGATTTGCGTATTCTTTGCTAGTGCTAAAATTATCTAAAGTATCTGCTAAAATCATTGGGTCTTTTGTTCTATTTCTTACAATTCTAAATTCTTGGTAATGATGATTAGTGTTTAGTAGGTGAATGTAGAATTTAACTGATTGGCATTTGGTTTTGAATGTTTTAACTCGCCAATTTATTGATGGGTCTTGTTTAAGTGGCAACATACCATTCTTAGACCATACTCTTATGCCAAATAAGTTTCCACCTTCTATTGCAAATCTTGATGTACCAAAATTAGATTCTACGATTGCTTGTGCTATGATTAATGATGATGGTATTTGTTCTTCCTTCCTTATCTCTAGGTTATGAAAAGCAATACATTTCTGCATACTTGAAATAAACCTTTCGCTAGAGATATTTTCTACTTTGGGTTCAAAGAACCCTATTTTTCTGATTTCTTCTATTGTTTTTTGTCTAATGATAGACTTGGTGTGGTCATTCGGAAAGAATGTGCCAAGTACAAAAACAGAAAACAAGAATAAACAGACAATAGAATAGTCCCATAGTTTTATACTAAGTATTTTTGAGTTCATGTTAAGGTTATGATAACCTTCCGACTTTGCAGTCTATCTGTGATTGTTATTCCTCGTCAGAATCTTCTTCATCATCTGAGTAATCATCATCTGAATCGTCATAATCAGATTCATCATTCTCATACTCATCAAGACTTGATTCTAATTGATCTCTAAGTTTAGCAATCATATCTTCCATTTTTTCTAATTGCTTTAGAGTTTTTTCTATTGTTTTTTCCATAACTATTTCTCCTGTTAGTTAATGGCGAATCACTAATGATATTTTAGGATTAAGTAAATATATAAATTTTAAAGGGGGTAATGTTTCAACCCCCATACCTATATAGTTATTTGTAGTTATAAAGATATTATTGTTTTATTTCAAGAGTTTAATCTGTGCAGAACCCATTTTTCGTAATCTTCTGCGTCAAGTTTTTCACGCATAATTTCAAACTCGTTCTTTTCTCTTGGTTTCTCAATGATCTTGGTTTTTAAGTCTTGCAAGGTAGGAATAGTAATTTTCTTTGGTGTATTAGACATATTGCTAAGACTTACCATATTTTTATCTATACTATTAGTATTAGTATATATGGTTGTTGTTCTGTCTGTTAGTTTTTGTTTACTTGCAGGTTCTATATCTTGATATTTGCTATATTTTACAATGGTAAATATGCTTAAATTTTTGTTTAGTTTTTGTTTAAGGTTGCCTGACTTTTTAAGATTTTTAATTATAGTAATCATATTTTGTGTGGATAAATTAAATTTCTTAGCTAAGTCCCTGTAAGCAATAGAAATTTCTCCCCTTTCAAGATTAATCTTCTTTTTTCTATAAACAACTTGAGTTGGTTTATAGGAAGCCATAGAAACCAAATAAAGAAATACAGCAACTTCTAATTGATTATTAAAATCTTTAGAATCGTAAATCTTCCTATGTAAAGCTATCCAACCATCAGTCATTTAACTTCTGCCTTTACTAAATCAATTACTTTAGCTGTAAATGATTTAAGTCCATTTTTATTTGTATCTTTAACAGCAGAATAAATTGTAAACCAAGATTTTTTATATGCTTTGCCAATTTTATTATAAGATAACTTAGTTAGTTCTCTAATGACTGCTAGACAAACTTTATTGTGTGGAACTTCAAAGAAATCTAATTCTTTATAAAGTTTAGGATTGCAAAGAACTTTTTTTGTTATTTCGGATATGTTGCCGATAGTCAAGTTTACCATTGTATGCACCTTCCTGTTTGGATTGGTTAATTTTATTACAAGGAGATATACTAGCTATCTTCATAGAAATCAATATAGGATTTATATTATATTTTTCAAAGAACTCTAATTCGCCAATAAGATGTTGTTGAGTATGGCAAGTAAAGCACAT